CCATACCTCAAACGAAAGGGTATCCAACCCCACGGCGCCAAAATCACCGGCGACGGTAGGCTAATGGTGCCGTTATTCGATGAGTCGGGCGTACTCGCCAGTCTGCAATACATTGATGCTGAAGGCGGAAAGCTATATCACCCTGGCGGCAGTGTGAGTGGTAAGTTTTGCATGATTGGCACCTTAGACGTGCCTGGCGTGCTTTACGTGGCCGAGGGATACGCCACAGCCGCCACAATCCACGAGGTAAGCAAACGCCCGGTCGTAGTGGCATACAGCGCCTCAAACCTTGTTCCCGTCACCGGCACCCTGCGAGACATATACGGGCAGGCACAGGACATTGTAATCGTGGCCGATAATGATGCCAGTGGAGTCGGGCAAAAGTACGCCGAGCAAACCTGCGCTAAATATGGCGCACGCATGGTCATGCCGCCAATCCAAGGGGATGCCAACGATTACGCCCAAGCAGGCAATGATCTGGCAGGGCTTTTAACCCCTCAAGCTGACAAAACCATGCTTGACAAACTAAAAGTGGTTTTCGGGGACGCCTTGTCCGCCGACTACGAAGCCCCTGACGAGCTGGTCGAGGGCTTACTCACGATCGGCAGTATGGCAGTTTTATATGGTGACAGTAACAGCGGCAAGACATTTTTCGCCCTTTCCTTGGCCGCTCACATCGCCAGCGGGCAGGAATTCTTCGGCCGTCAGATTGATCCTGGCCTTGTGGTGTATTTGGCAAGCGAGGCCCCCGGATCCATCCGCTCACGAATGCAGGCCATAAAAAAGGCATTTGGATGCACGCTTGAAAATCTGGCGATGGTTCCTGTTCCACTCAATTTTTACGCCAACCAAGGCGACGCCAACGACGTGATTGAGCTGGTAAAAACGATTGAACAATTAAAAAGCCAGCCAGTGCGACTGATTATTGGCGACACCTTAGCCCGTATGTCAGCCGGAGCCAATGAAAACAGCGGGGAGGACATGGGGCCTGTCATGGCTCGGTTTGATGCCGTCGCACAAGCCACCGGCGCCGCCATGTTGATCATCCACCATAACGGCAAGGATCAAGCCAAAGGTGCTCGCGGATGGTCAGGGATTCGAGCGCATATTGATACCGAAATTGAAGTGGTGGAAAAGGACGGTATAAGGTCTGCCACTATCACCAAACAAAGGGAGTTATCAGGTAAGGGTGATGTGATTTATTTTGCGCTTAAAGTGATTGAAATGGGCGTTACTAAGTTTGGAAAACCTGCCACTACTTGTGTTGCTATACCGGATGAAATTGCCACCAATGAGCAACCAAATAAACGACCAAGTAAGCATGATGAAAACGTTAGAACGATGGAAAGAGCCTGGTTTAATAGTGGGGCAGAAACGCGAGAAGGAAAGCCTTATATCAGCAGATCAGCCTTGCGTGAATTGTTGATTAAGGATGGCATGTCGGAACGCACCGCCAAAAATAAAACAGAGGCCAGCAGGGCCGATGGTTTGATCGCGCCAATGCTCAACGCCGGGACGATTGAGGCATTCGAGCATGGGTGGATTTTCGTGGCCGAGGTCCAGGTCAGTGCCATGTTGATGCGAAAAAACAGTGCCCCTAAATGCCCCTGACTGCCCCTAGGGGCGCTAGGGGCGATTAGGGGCGATTGTGGAAAAATTAACAAAAAACGCCCCGCCCCTGCCCCTGACACGTATACGTCAGGGGCGGTAGGGGCATTGTTAATTCGGCAGGGGCAAGGGGCAGGGGCAATAAAGGTTTGCGAACATTGTTCAGATACGCACAATGTGCTATGGTTGGGCTATGGGTTGCGATGAGGGTGATATGGGACAAGTCGGAGGGCAGCATTACCAAAAAGGCATTCAGCCGGTGGAGGCAATGACGGTATGGATGAGCAAGGAAGAGGTGCAAGGTTTTTACTGGGGGAATGTCATAAAGTACGTTGCAAGATGGAAGGATAAGAATGGCATTGAAGATTTGCAAAAGGCTAAAGATTATCTAGAAAGATTGATCGAATTACAGGGGAATAAAAATGAATGATGTTATCGGTGTGTTTTTGTTGTCTGGAATAATCGCTATGTTTATCGCGATTAGTTTGGTTGAATAATTATGTTTATCCCAGATTGGATGCTGTTTTTTGTGTTTGCGTTTGTGATCATTTTTTATGGGATGGAGTGATGCCCAAGCCTGCGAGATCAATTGCAGAAAGAGAAATTATTGCTCAACAAGTATTTAATGAAATGCGGAAAGGTTTGAGCGCTTACAAGGCTTGCCTCAAAGTTGGGGTCCCTCAAGGGACATTTAACGGATGGCTGAATGAGGATGCCGCACTCGCCGAAGATTACGCCCGCGCGCGCGAAGAATTGCATGAGTTCATCGCTGCCGAAATCATCGCAATTGCTGACGCTCCGGTTCCGTCAAACGAAAAAGGCGGCGTTGATCCTGGTGCGATCCAAAAACAACGGTTGCAGGTCGATGCGCGAAAGTGGCTGCTGTCGAAACTTGCCCCGAAGAAATGGGGAGACAAGATCGAGGTGTCTGGCGACTCCGAAAACCCGCTGAAGATCGAGCGGATCGAGCGTGTCGTGGTTGGCGAGGTGATCGAACAGCGAGCGATCTCAAAAAAAGTTGAGGATGATGCTTGACATGTACGCACATTGTGCGTAGTATTCGGGTTGTCAGCACAGCACAACAACAGGAGATTGACATGTTTGAACTATTCACAAAAGAACAGCTTGTCGCAAAAGGATTTAACAAAAATGATGTCAAAAAGATGTTGAAAAAATGCGAAACAAAAGTAAATTTTTATGCAAAACAATATGTTGCCAATGGTAACAAATGCAGCGAAAGCATTGAAAAAGCGTGGAATTTAGAATGCGCAAGGTTTGACCACTACAAGCTTACTCTTTCCCAATTTTAATTATGAGCAACTAAATCATCGCACAATAAGGCAAGCACCCCGCCGTTTTGGCGGGGCAACAAACGGGAGATAAAAATGGGCTATCAAACCTACCGCAGCATCGGCAACGCAACGCTAATCATTACCCACGCGCCAAACGGCGAAGAGGTTGAGTATCAAGTTCAAACTGCCGGCGGCCTGCGCTCTTGCTACTTTGACCGGCGCGATCACGCCGAAGCATTGGCGAGGGCACTCTAATGCACTACATCACCGCACAGCAGGGCAAGCGCGCAGTCATTCTAGCGGGTCCTTATGCCAGCGAAGCCAAAGCATGGGACGATATCGCCCAGGCTTATGAACACGCCAGGACGTTTGACGATGCGCAAGATCTCACGCTTTATAGTGTTGAGCTTTTGCCAGGTCTTAAAACGCCCGGCAGGCTTAATTTGAGGGGCTTTGGTGCTGCATCCTAACCCTACCCCTGACCTAATCCGCGAAACCCGCGTCAAGGCGGGTTTAAGTGCTTCCAAAGCTGCTGCATTGATCTATCGCAGCCTGAGGAACTGGCAGCAATGGGAACTTGGCGAGCGCAAGATGTGCCCGGCATTGTTTGAGTTGTTTTGTCTGAAGGTTAAAGAACATGAATGAAAACCCAATGGCAGATTTGATTATCCTCAAGAAAATCTGCAAGGAATTGCAGAAGGAGCTGGCGTACGCCGTGCCGGATGCTGAGGAGGTGACTAAATTGGCTGACAATGCGCGGTATCTGGCGGATTGCATCGGAACATGGGCGAGGAAGAAATGAAGCCCTATTGCCACATGGGGAAGATGTGCATCGGCTGCTCGCCGCAGTTGATCGAAGGCATATGCCCTGATTCAAGGGCCGGGAGGACGGTTGCGGAGTTGGTGGGGGCGTTGCAAGAGGTGTTCTCCGATCATGACGCAGTTAATAGATTGTCGTGGGTTGATCGCGCTGCGTCGGCAATCGCAAAAGCTACGGGGGGTGAGGGGTGACACCACTGATTCGTGAGTGGGTGAAGGTGTATGCCGAATCCGGTGGTGATCCGGCTGACGGATTCTGGTTTGACATTTCCGGCGCACTGCATCAAGCCGATGTGCCTGCGCTGGAATTGACTCTTGAACACGCTCGCCCGCCATTCCAAAGCTGCTATTTCGTATGCAGCGGAAAGAAAGATCACAGGCAGCATGAAGTGCTGGTGACGGTTGATGGCGATGATCCAGAGGACGGCATTCAGGTCAGTGCCGGGGTGAGAGTGGGAAGCGGTACGCCGAATACGTTGGGATACTTCACTTACGCTGTGCAGGACGGCAAGATCGTGTTGCTCAGTAACGACATGCCAAGCGAGCAAAATGTCCAGATGGTGATGCGTATGCTGGCCCTATGGTATGGCGCACTGGCGCAAGGTGGCGAAGCGTATCAGCCAGTAGTGAAGGAAGGTCTTACCAGTAAGCGATTGCAGGCCAAAGGCAAAGCCCCGTTGTTCTCGTGGCACACGGTAAAGATTGAACCGCCAAAGCCAAAGCAGGAACACCGCGGTGGCACACACGCTACTCCACGGCTGCACGATAGACGCGGGCATTTGCGACGGCTGGCGAATGGAAAGACTTGTTGGGTACGGGCTTGCAAGGTGGGCGATGCAAGCAAGGGAGTGGTGTTCAAAGACTATGAGGTGAAAGGTTGACAACGCTCAAGATTGACACGCCTCGATGGGCCCTGCCCCTGCTCAAGCCGTCTCGCTATAAAGGCGCGTTTGGTGGCCGGGGCTCTGGCAAGTCGCACTGTTTTGCGGAAATGATGATCGAGGCACACATCATGGATCAGTCGCAATCCTCGGTGTGTGTGCGGGAAATCCAAAAGTCGCTTAATCAATCGGTCAAGCGGTTGATCGAGCACAAGATCAGCACCATGAACGCCGGGGCTTATTTTGAGGTGCAAGACGCCGTCATCAAATGTAAGCATGGGCCGGGGTTGATTATCTTCCAGGGTATGCAGAATCACACGGCAGACTCGATTAAGTCGCTGGAAGGCTATGACCGAGCCTGGGTTGAAGAAGCGCAGAGCTTAAGCCAGCGTTCGCTAGACCTGCTACGCCCGACAATCCGTAAGCCAGGCAGTGAGCTGTGGTTTACATGGAATCCGCATAGCTCTGATGACCCGGTGGATATGCTGCTACGCGGTGACACGCCCCCGCCTGATGCCGTGGTTATTCCCGTCAATTACGAGGACAACCCGTGGTTTCCTGATGTGTTGCGGGATGAAATGAACTATGACCGCAAGCGTGACCCCGACAAGTGGCAGCACGTATGGCGTGGCGAGTACCTGAAGAACTCCGAAGCACGAGTGTTCAAGAATTGGACGGTGGAAGAGTTTGAACGACCGGACGGGACAATATATCGGCTTGGCGCTGACTGGGGATTCAGCGTCGATCCTTCCGTCCTGGTGCGGTGTTCTATTGAGGGGAACCGACTTTACGTTGATTACGAGGCATACATGATCGGGTGTGAGATCGTGAATTTGCCTGACCTGTTTGACCGCGTGCCGGAGTCTCGTAAATGGTTCATTCGTGCGGATTCAGCGCGTCCCGAAACCATTAATTACATGCAAAAACATGGCTACCCTAAGATACAGGCAGCGGCAAAGGGAAAGGGCTCGGTTGAGGAAGGCATCGCGTTCTTACAGTCGCACGATATTGTGGTGCATCCTCGCTGTGTTCATCTTATTGATGAGCTTAATTCTTATAGTTACAAGATAGATCCGCAGACTAACGAGGTTTTGCCTATAATTGAGGATAAAAATAACCATGTTATTGACGCTTTGCGGTATGCTTGTGAGGGCATACGGCGTGCAAAACCCGTAAAACGAGAAATTGTGGATGCAAAGCCCCGTCCTTACATGGGGCCTACCGGCTGGATGGGGGCGTGATGGCAAAAAGGGGAAAAAGTAATGCCTCTGAAGAAATCCGCAAGCAAAAAAGCATTTTCGGCCAACGTAAAAACCGAAATGGCCGCGGGCAAGCCGCAAAAACAGGCCGTCGCAATTGCGTATTCGGTTCAGCGTAAAGCTGGCGGCAAAGCTGCGGCTCCTAAAAAGGGTAAGTAATGG